GAACATAAACAATAGGAAGAACATTCCAAACATCACATTTTTCCTTAATATTTGGTATTTCAGACAAATCATAAACCTTTTTTACAATTCCGTTCACGCTTTCAAATCCATATTCAAATTTTATTTCTCTCATAATTTCTATTTGTTTAATTTTCTCAAAGATAGTATTTATATCAATTGCTATAACATAATGATATAATTTATATTAATTCTAAATAAAAACCCACTGTTTAAAGTGGGTTAATAAGTGGGTGAATAAATTAGAATGGTAAGTTGTCTTCAACTTGTGGCTCATTAACTATTTCTGGCATTGCAGTAACTTGCTCTGATTTACTAATTTTCCATCCTTGAATAGTATTAAAATAAACTACTTCGCCTTTTGGATTTGTCCATTCACGACCTCGCAAATTTATTCCTATCGTAACATTTTGACCAACTTCATAACCGTTTAAAACATCACATTTATCCTTTACGAATTGAGCTTGTATATGTTGTGGATATTGTTCGTCGGTTGTAACTACTACATTTCTACTTTTAAACGTTCCTTTTTCAATAGTTTCACCTATTACTTTAATTTTTCCTGAAATTTCCATGTTTTATTTTTTTGAGTTTTTAAAATTTAATTTAGCCTGCTTTTTTTCGTCTTTTGTAAAATAAGATTGAGCTAAAACAAGATAATTTGTTTTATCATTATTAAAAAAGAAATTACGAACTATTTTTGTTCCGTCTGGTTTTCTTCCGATTTCGTGCGATACTAATGTTTCCATGTTTATTTAATTTAATTGTTATTTATTATTTCTCTTTCTTCTTTCTTCTCTTAATTGATATTCTCTTTCTGCTAATTGTTTTTTACTAATTTTAACAGCTCCGTAAAGTATTGAATATTGTTCATCTTTCATATTTTCTGACCAATCACTTTTTTCCTCGTCTACTCTTTTAGACGACAAATATACCATTCTTATTTCATTAGGAATTGACATATAATGTTCTTCGCTCATTCTTAAAAATACTTCTCTGTTACTTTGCATAATTATTTATTTTTTAAGTTCATTATTAAATTTTCCAAACTGAAAACGGACTTTACCATTATTATCTTTACAGCCTAAATATGTTAATTTTCCATCTGTAAACTGAGAAAACCATATCCACTCTTTTAGCTTAAAATTCCAAGTTGGCTTATTTGTAGTTTTATCGAATTCGTCTGATGTTAATTGAACTTGTATTAATGGATAGTCGTATAACTCACGACCAATTCCAAGATTGAAACAAGCTCTTTTAAATGCATCAGATGCTTCACCTTTTTCCTTTTCTGTGTTGCTTTCAGTTCCTACATCTTGTTTCCAAATCCATTGGCTAAGTTTGTCACTCCAAATACCGACAGAACAAAACAAATGATTGTCTATTAGTTCGTATTTCTTTTGCCATCCATCAACGCTATAAACATCGTCAAGGCGTTTCATATCAACTCTTGCGTCTTTATACGCTAATATTGTAGCATAACCTCCTTTATTGACCGATTGTACTCTAAAATCAATTTCGTTAATTTCTAAAGGCGTATTAATCTTTAACTGATTCATAATTTTTATTTATTTTTAGGTTTCTAATATCCGATTGCGTACTCTTGTTTTTTTATGCGTTCTTTGTCGCTAAATCGTGCATTTGCTATTTCATTTATAGCTGGGTAATTTGTTACTATTATATAGCAACCTACCCCAAATGTATCAACTTTATAATCTTTGTTCATCGTTTAATATTTTATAGATTTCTTCTTCGTAACTGTGTAATAACTCTTGAATATCAACTGGATTATCTTCTAATGTAATTTTATGCACTTCAACATCAGGAAATTCCTCTGGTTCATATTGTGTGGCGGGGTAGTACTTACCGCTTACTGTATAATAAGCTGTTAAACTTATTCCGTTTAAATCAAATGTGTGTGTATTTAGTTTCATGTTAGCTGTTATTTTCAAGACGTTTGCGGTTAAAATCTAAAATCTTTTTCATAAGTTTTTCATCACGTTTATTTTGCGGAAAATATGATTTTTCTAAAAATGAAATTTGTTCATAACTCCACATTCTAAATCCTTTGAAAATGTAAAACTTAATCCACGTTTTCAGCCACGAGAAAAATAAAACAACGGCTAACAGTGGTTTTGACTTATTGCCGTTTTCGGATTCATTTAAAGTTAGTTTTGTATTTTTCATAATTCTTAATTATTAGCTACTTTATGAAATGCACGTACCATACGTTCATTATCATTTAAGTAAATGTTATTGATTCTTTTCGTCCATTGGTAAAATTTTTCTGTGTTGCTCATGGTTTTATTGGTTTAAATTAGATATTATTTTTTTCCAGTTGACATAATTAATAGCGTCTTGTGGAGTAAAAAATATTGCCACTACTTCATCTGTGATTTCATTGCAAACTTTAAATTCATTTCCGACCAACGGAGTTCTTACATATAGTGTCATAATTTCTTTGTTTTAAATTGTTTGACAAATATACAACTAAATTTTAATAATACAACATTATGATGATATTTATAATAATTCTAAATTAGCTTAGTTTGTGAATTATATACTTATATGTTGTATATTTGTTGAAATTAAAATAAGATATAACGTAGCTGGTAATTTAAAACAAAATATAATTATGAAAACGATAACTTTTGAACAAGCAGAACAATTTGAATTTTTAGATAAATGTGCTGTTGAAGCTATGAACAGTTTAATAGCTAATGAAAAAGGTAGAATATACCAAAGTTCTGAACAAATTGACAGAACACCAAACAGAATAGCTGAACGATCGTATAAACAAGCGGAAGAAATGCTAAAAGTTCGTTCAAAAATACGAATGTAGCTATTCATTATAACGTTTGCCGCTACAAAACGCCACCTGAGTGGCTGCGTAGGTTCGGCGGTGGGTTGTAACGGTTGTTAGTAGCTGGACTGATTTTAAAAACTAAATATTAATTATAAAAACTAAAATTATGAATGTAGTAAGTTTATTTTATATCTTTTTGCTAATAATTTGCATTATAAAAATAAGAAAAGATTACTTTGAAAAGTAAATGCAGTCTTGATACTAACTATCTGCTAACCGCTATAAATGTATTATAATTATGAAAAAAGTAATTAACACGATCGAAAATACTATCGAACTCGCAAAAGAATTGAATGTCAATAGTTATACTATTGTGAAAGATGGATTTGTAATTAATGTTAAAATAAAGTAGAAATAATTAAATAAAATAAAAACAAGATGACACAATTAGAATTTGACAAAACAGGATTTACTGGAAATATGAAGTGTTTTTTTCAAGGTAAGGAATACGAAATTGCTACGGTTGACTTTGAAGAAAGATTAATAGGTATTTATGAAATGATTAGCGGTGCAGAAAGTGAAGAAGATATTTCATGGAAACGGTGTGAAAATATAACACTAATTACACCCTAATCTTAGGCAAATAAAACCATAAAAACACAAATAAACATAATATAAAAAACAGGCTTGTATAGTCTGTTTTTTTTATTTCCTTAACCTTTGTTGCATAAATAGTTTTTGTTATTGTTTGCTTATTATAAATGGTTTTTGTGACTATATTATGCTTAGTTTTATCTTTTGTAATTACAACATTTTTATATTGCTTACCATTTAGAAACATTGACTTACTATTATCAAATGGTTTGATAGTAAATATATCATTTAAGATAGTTTCTTGCTTTAAAATAACATCATTATTAGTAGTTATAGTTCCTGATTCAAACGTGCTTTTATTTAGTTTAACATCACGTGTAGTTGAGCATGAAATGAATAAAAATATAATGGCTAAGTATTTCATGAAAGATATTTTTTAAGCAATTCTTTTCGATGTTCAATACCATTTAAACCACCGTTAATTTTTTTAGTTATTCCTATAATATCATTTTTATCAGCTAATTTATTTAAACCTTTTAAATTCCAAAACCATAACGCACTAATCATTGCGTTTGCTTCTTGTTCTAATAATTCAGGTTTATTTAAAAAATCAATATTAGTATCTTTAGATAACTTTAAATAATTATACCTTCCTGTAATTTGAATGTAACCACGACCGCAATATTTTTGACCGTCGTTATCATCTTCAGGGGTATTTCCTAATCTTTCAGCAAGTTTACCAATATCATATTTATCTAAATATTTATCACTTCCCAATTCACGTAAATATTTAAAACCTCCGCTTTCATGTTCGATTTGAGCCATGAAATGTGCGATTCTCAACCGAGTATTAAGTCCATATTTTTCGAATAAAGTTTTATATTTTGTTTGTAGGTTCATTTGTCTTATCTTCTATAAATTCATTATGCCACTTCTTGTAAAAATTCGCATTTTTTTTTTCTTGTAACTCTTGTTCTAATATTTCACTTCTTATTTTAGAATCACGTATGTAAGTTCTTAATTTATAATAAGCAAAAAAAACACCTATTAAAGTCAATAAAAATTGAACGAAATTAGTTGCATTTGATAAATAAAACTCCCCAAATGTAAGCTTTTTTACAACGTCAATTAACGTGAATGAGTATAAACAATAGAAACTATAATTTAACGTGTTGAATAGATATTTTATTAAATGCATAATCAAAAATTTGGGAGGTAATTATTAACAAATATAACGAAAAATAAAGTTGTTCGTTTAATAATTCATATATGCTATTTAAGAATATAATTGCAATTATACATCTTATTAAATATACATTATTTTTTATAGGGCAAAAGAAATAATGTAATAAAGCAATGGCACACATGAAAGTATCAATTAAATCAAACGTAAAATAGTTTTCATTATAAAATTGAAGGTCTTTTAAAAATAAAAAACAAAATACCCAATTACCCACTATTATAATAGGCAAGCAATTGAGTATTTTACTAATAATTTTCATTATGTTTTTTTAGGTTTTGGTAAGCCTACATTATCTACTTCAGCGAATGTATCAATCTTTTTGGATGTCGGAGTAAAAAAGTTTTTTATTAAGTAACCTATTGCTGTTACGATTAAAACTTTTATTTCTGGACTAATGTTTAAAGAAGGTATAAGTGTTTCTTGTAGCCAATTTAAAACAGCTACTATAACGACCATTAAAACTGCCTTACCTAAATCCAGCCAATTAAGGCTTAAAAAATTACTTGTTTTCATATTTAATTTATTTTAAAGTTTATTGTAAAATTCTTTTGTTTCAAAGTCGAAGTAAGGATTTTCCATTTCAACCGTTCTAAGTTGTTCGACTGCTATTTCATTTTCTTGCAAATTGCTAATGTCCTGAGTAGCATATAATTCTTTACCGTCTTTGTTTAAAATTGTGTATATCATATTATTTAATTTACTAATTTAATCCCTCTTATTTTTGTTGAATCTCCAGAATCAGTATTTTGTATTGAAAAAAACCAATACTGCGTAACGGTCGGGTCATACGTAATTGTAGAACTTCCAGAAGTTGCAGCGGCTTCATCGTTCACTAAAGAAGTAGTTGCAGGTGATATGTAAATCTGACTCGCAATCACGCTTATATTTCTAACAAAATTAATCTGATTTGTTGTGGTTGCTGAAGTATATGTAGCTATTGTTGTGGCTGTTGCAAAATCATTTACCGTATTTATTTTGACTCTTAAGGTGAAAGTCCCAGCAGTACCTGATTTAGATGTTTTTATTTTTAAATTAGGCATGCATTTAACTGGCAATTTATTAGAAATTATTGATGTTGAGTAAGCTAAAACTTCCGATACTGAACCAGTTACACTTGCAATGTCATTTTCAAAAATTATAGTCTTAACAGTGTCAAAAGTTGCATCATAAACAGCATCTTCACTCGGTGACTTATCAGTTACTCCGTTTGTTATTGTTTGGGTTATTTTTGCGTCTGTATATCCCTTAGTTGCAACCTGTGTTGAAGCAGTAGGAGTCATTGTATTAATCTCGCCTAAATGATTTATACTTGTTGTTGTAGATGCGTTTTTAGTGAATCTAATTAAGTCACCAGTTGAGCCAGTTCTTGAATCATATTGAAATCCTACTCCAGTACTCCAATTTTCAAAAAAAGTACCTATTCCGCTCGATAAGTTCTTTAGAAAAAATCCTAAACCAGTAGAGTTATTTCTTACTTGAATTGCAGAAGTGTTGCTACCAGTATTGTCGTTATTCAATAAAATTGCGCTTGAGCCATTTGTACTTGCCATTCCTGAATTTGTAAGTCCAATAGAATAAAACCCTGTGGTTGTATTACTATTTGTTAAAATTAAAATAGTAGGGTTTGCGTCTGTTGATGTTCCTGTTTTTGATCCTGTAAAAGTTTGATTTCCTGTTGTCTGTAAAAAATCACTAACCAACTTTTTTTCCAAAGCAGTAGTACTTGAATTTCTTGTTAGAATATCATATGAACCAGCAGAAGTGTTTGGTGTGGTAGATATTTTTGCGATAGCCATGTTTAACGAACCTGTAAGCGTAACAGGACCAGAACGTGTTATATGACCAATCTTAGTATTTCCAGCATCAGTCGTAGTACCAGCTAAATAAAAATTAGAACTTGTCGCTGTTACTGTTTTAGTTACATAAGTACTTGAATTATAAACCCATGTACTCGCATCCGTTCCAATGTATAAATTTGCAACATCATTTTTTAATAAGTTGTCATTCGTAACGGGCGGATTTTCAGTATCGAAAATAGTTGCTGTTATTGGTGAAGTTGCATTTACATAAACTATTTTAGAATAATTTACAGGCAATCCAGCATTAACCGCATCTACTGTCGGGTACTTAGTTCCTGTTCCATCTGTAGTCAAGTCATTTTGTTTGTTTGATTTTAACTCATAACCAGCATCAACAACTGAAAAAGGAACAGGTAAAAGCGTTCTAACAGGTGAAGTTCCACCGAATTGAAATTGGTAAACAGGGTCTGAACCTCCCGCAATACGGTTAGCATAAGATTTTATTACAATTCTATCGCTTGCTACGAAATCACCGTCGTCCCAAACTCCTGACGCTGTAAATTCAGAATAACCTCCATCAGTAACAGGTGAAGAAATGCTCGAGGTACAAATTAATGTTTCGACTCCAGCACTATCTCGATGAAATACTTTAAAATAAAAAGTTGCAGAACCCGAACCGCTTAAATGTCGAATATTTCCAAAAGTAGTGATATTAAAAACACCTGGTTGTCCTATTAAAACACCTGCATCCGAAATTCTTTGCGATACTAATTGGTCGGTTGTTGTAATGGTTGGTGTACTTACATCTACCGCAGTCGTGTTGTACCTTACATCATGAATATCTTTTACCATAACAACATAGCCACTAACATCGGAAGCCGTTGTAGTTGGGTATAATGTTAAGTTAGTAGGTAAATCTGAAATATTAAGTTTTAAGTCTAAAGCGTCATGTGTTGATTTTTCATTAGGGTATAATGTTTCGGAATATCCTGAAATTGTACTTGTTTTGTTGGCTGTTTTTTCTATGTAAGCGCTTGGTATTTTTTCCTGCAAACCCGTTGTACTTGTAGTTGTAAGGTAAGTAGGTGTTGTATTTGTAGGCGCAACAGGGTTCTTAATTCCGTAAGGAAAGTTTGTCGGATTTTGTGCCAACATTAAAAAAGGAACTAAAAATAAAAATAAAATTAATTTTTTCATATGTAATATTTAATTAAAATTTGTGAGTCATTTTCAATCGTCATTTTAAAAGTTACTGTATCTTCTGTCTGTGTAAAAGTATTTAAATCAGCTTCAAATCCTATTTGTTCTATGTATTGAATATATCCATCAACATATGCATCTATTGCAATTGCATTAGTCGGTAAAATATAATCTTGTCCTAATCCTGCAAATCTTTTTGAATAAATTAACGATATTATTGCAAGAGGTTTGTTTTTTATGTAGTCATCTTTAGTATCATCTTCTTGCAAAAAATCAGATTGTACGTTTTTTTCAGCACCATCTTGTAAATTTTCAAGTTTTAATTTTTCAGTATCCGTATAATCATTGCTCGATAATCCTTTACCTGCAATTTTATCAACTTTACCATTATACAATTCTGTATTCATGGTATTTTGATTTCCAAATGCAGTTCTTAAAGCATCGCCTAAATTATCATTTGGACTCGATATATCGTGAATTATTTGGCTCATGGTCTCATCCAGTTAAATGAAGATTTCGCTTTTGTTTGGTCTGGACTTATCCATTCAGGCAAATTTAATGAATTTAAATATTCTATCAATTTATTTTCTAAACCAATTGCTAATTTTTCGTATTTATCAGCCATTTTGTTAGTTTTATCATCAAAAATTTGCTCTGTTTTTTCTGGAGTAACTAAATAAACTCCATTTTGTGAAACTTTAGGCACTCCTAATTGAAGATAAAAACTACAAGTAAAATAAGCTAAAATAGTAGCAACATAATCGTTATAAATTGTCAAATAATCGCCTGATAAAACTTCATTTTCATAGTCAGAAACTATTTTAGTATATAAATCATTGCCTAAAATACGCTTAACTTCGCTATTTTGAGCCATAAATATAAATGGATTTATAGTGTCGTTATCTATATTTCCATCAAAACCGCTTAATCTTGCGATATCATCTATTGATATTAGTAGTTTAATCATTTATAAGTGGTTTTATTGGTTCTATTTTCTCTGGCTTACCTAATAATCTAATTGCCTGCTCACGGTTAAATCCAAAAATTAAATCTAAAATAGCGATTGCACTTTCATAAGTCGTAGTTCCTGCCGCATAAGAAGACTGAACTTCAAGTAATGATTGAACACCTCCAACACTTCCTTTTAATTGTGCTTGTGCATTTCCTGTTACGTCATCGACTACTACGTTTTCATCTGTTACATCTGATACTATCGCTTTTTCTTGTCCGAAATTTACAAAATCAATATCGCAATTTGGCTCTATTTTTTTAAATATTAAATTTAAAGCATCTAATATTATTTCACGCATAGGATTAATAACTCCTAAATAAAGAGAATCTGTCGCTGTTGCAATTTCGTCCGCATTATTTGAAAATCCACTCGAACCAGGTCTTTGAAATAATATATTCATAGCTGAGTGTGCCGCCATCAATTTAATCTCTGCCGTTTCGTCATAAGTCACAAATTGTTCATTACGTCCTCGTGGTTCAATTGTGTCAACTACTATTGCTTCTTCTGCTGAATCATTTACCGAAATAGTAACCCCATCAGAATTTTCAGTACCTGTCCATCCCTCTTTAATTTCTGTTTTTAAAGCTTCTTTTTCTTCATCAGACATCATACCTCCGTTATTAACGTTTATGATTGTCTTACCTTGAAAACCACGCGTAACATGATTTACTGCATCATCAATTAAAGCACTTTCTATTTTAGCACTTTTTAATCCTGAAAACCAATCTGGAAAAGGAAAATAAGGTTCTGAACTTAACTGTTTGATATGCATTATTTCAATCCCTACACTATCGCCAAACATTGGGTAAAATTTAGGAGGAAATTGGTATTTTCTTGAATAATCCCAACAATACCAATAGCCATTCACTTCCATATATTCCCTACTTTTAGGGTCAATATCAATATTCAATCCTATTTGCGAAACAGGTGTATGTTTTATTTTTATTGGTTTATTTTGAAAGTTTATTATTTGTGGAAAAGCTGAACCAGCTAATTTAAAATCATGACAAATTAAACGTAAATCTGATTTAGAAATATAATCGTGAGGGTTAATTAATCCTTTTTTATCTTCAAGTCCTTTACCTACAATATAGTTAACTATTGTTTTAATTATAAAAGCATTTGTAGGGCTGTCATCAAATGCGTCTTGATACTTTTTAAAGTTTAAATTATCAACGCCATTCAATGTATAATGCGTTCCTACTGCTGGCTTTGTAATACCAGTTTCGTATGCAGAAAATTCAAAATGTTCTATTTTCATTTGTAAAATTTATTATTAGTAATTTTTGAATAATCTTGTATATTTTCATTTTCCGAAACAATAATTATTTTACCCAAATATACGATTTCATCCGTTAAGTTTTCAACTAATTTATAAGATAATTTTTCGCCAATTTTACCATTAGGGAAAGAAGCTAAAAGCACCTGATAATTTTCATTTGGTAATTCAGAAACGCTTGCTAAAACTTCTTGTGTTTTATTTGCTGTTTCGTTAATTATCTTAAACTTATAATCTAAAAAAACATCAAGTGTTTTTCTTGGAACGATTTCAAAAGTAGGTGAAGTATTTTGTTTTAGAATATCCATTTTTTTAAATAAAAACCCTCCCTAAATTAAGGAGGGTTAATTAAAATTAATTCAAAATGTATTATGCAATAGCTAAAAGAGCATCTTGGTAATCAGAAACTGCTGGTGCCGTTAAAACATACATCAATTCAGCTTCTTTGGAGTTGATTGTAATTGTGAATCCCTGAGTATCGGAACCACCTACAATCGTCATGATATCACATCCATTTTTAGAGCCTAAAACGTATATTTTACCGTTATAATCTTCAATAAAAACAGTTTTCAAATACCCTGAGTCTGTTTGAATTTCTTTTCTTAATTCGTCATCATTTCCAGCAACGAAAAAAGTATTAACTCCTACATACTCATTTGTTCTTGTAGCTTCGTCAAATGTTCCTGTTTCAACTATGTTGTTACCAGTAGCCTTAACCTCAACTCTTGCGATGCATGGTGCTGTCGTCATAGAAACAGGAAGTATAAGAACTCCTGTCGCTGTATTTACAACTGGGTCGCTTGCCAAAAAAGGAGCTAAACCAATAGCCTTAACCCCTTTCATAGGGGCTTTTCGGCTAATTAAACGTGATTTTGTCAATCCCATAATTTAGTTTTTTATAAAATACTATCCTCCGTAAAGAGTGATGTATCTTTGATTAGTTACCCAAGTTGCAACTGATTGTACATTTTTATACCACATTTGTAACGCTCCATTTGCTACTTGTCCTGTATTTAAAGATGATAAATCACCCATTAAATCCATAAGTAATTTTAAGT